CACCAGGAGAAGCGCGAACAAGACAGCGAAGGGGCGCATATCACATCTCCATGATGTCGCAGCAGCGCCGGGTCCAGCCGCGCCCGAAGGCGCCGAAGGTGTTGAGGTTGGTCAGGAAGCGCAAACGCTGGCTGATGAGCCGCGCCCGTAGGGCATCGGGATTGGCCGCGTTGGCAGCGGCCACAGTCTTCGGCCCCAGGGAGCCATCATCCGCCACGCCAAGGGCTCGCTGAAGCCACAGGATGGACTGCCGCACCCCGGAGTTCACCGCAGCGTCGAAGACGGCGTAGCGGACCAGCGGAGGCAGTTCATCGGCCCGGACAGCGTTCCAGTACTCTTCGAGGTAGATGCGCTTGGCGAGGTCCACCGGCAGGTCTTGCATCGCACCCTTGTAGCCCACCCGGCGTGCCACCGCCTCGGTGATGCCCATATTGGTGGCCTTGCCCGGATCGAGGGCATGGTTGACAAACCCACCCTCGTGCTTGATGACGACACTGAATGCGTTGTCGAAGTTCATACTTTGCTTTCCGCAAACACATTGACGAAGACCGTACCGTCTTCAAGCGCTTCTATTTCATGCCATTCGCCAGCAAGCAGGTTCAGCGGCACTGAGTTTTTGTCGATGACGCGCCCGCCTTTTTCTTTGCGAACAACGCATCGACCTGCGTGGCACATTGTGAGATGTGAGTAAAGATGCTCATGGCGCGGCAATCCTTCACCTTTGTTGGCGTGGTAGACGTTAACCACCGCACCGTCGTAGGTTACAGAATGCCGTGGCGTCAGAAGCACCATCAGAAGTTCTCCGCGCCCGTTTGCGTAGGCTGCGCTTCAGGGCTTGGCGGAGCGGGGGGTTCTGGGGGCGGAATGTAGGGCGCAATGGGGCCGTACACACCTGCGCGGCCCTTGTTCCAAAGTTCTTGGATGTGCGAGTAGGGGTCAGTGCCGTTGACGCCGACAGGCAGAACTTCGCTGAACTCGGCGTACTTCACCATGCAGCGAAACGACGTTTGCGCCGCATCGCACCATTCAAGATTGCTGACAGATTCGATGTTGAACATGATTTTCTTCACGAAATGCGAACGTAAAGAGCGGCCATCCAATAGTACACGGTAGAGCAACAGCCGCTGGTTATGGTGCCATACGTAGCTCCAGTACTCATCTTTCTCCAAGTTCCACTCAGTGAAGTGCCGCCACCGTTATAAGAAGCACTAACATTGCTTCTGTTTGCACTGTAAGCAGAATATCCATTAGTACTGGCGGCCACCGCTCCTGTATTCGGCGTCCAACCGTATCGCAAGTCACTACCGGCAACGGTCGAACCAACAGTTACATTGGTATTGGTTGCAATGATCAGCACCGCGTAGCTGCCAATGTCACCCAGCCCGGTCATGGACACCGCGCCGGTCAAGCCGTTGACGCTGGTAACAGGCGCTGAAGCGGGCGTTTGGCTTACCCAAGTAGACCCGTTGGAAGTCAGCACGTTGCCCGAGGTGCTAGGGGCCACCGCTTGAACGCCCGATGTCCCATTTCCCAACAGGACGTTGTTGGCGGTCAGGGACGTTTGACCAGTGCCGCCGTTGGCGACAGGCAGCGTGCCAGTGACGTTGGAGCCCAGGTTGCAGAACGTCGTTGACGATGTGCCGGTGCCACCGTTGGCAATTGCCAGAATGCCCGTGAAGCTGATGTTCGGCGTAGCGCCGCCGCTAGATGCCAGCGGCGAAGACGCGGTGACACTGGATACCCCGGGCGCAGGAAGCGCAGCACTCGTCCACGTTGTGCCGTTAGATGTCAACACGTTGCCCGAAGTACCCGGAGCCACCACCTGAAGCGCAGAGGTGCCGTTGCCGAGCAGGACGTTGTTGGCAGTCAACGTGGCTGCGCCCGTGCCTCCATTCGCAACCGGCAGGGTGCCTGTCACCCCCGTGGTCAGCGGCAGCCCAGTGGCATTGGTCAGCACCGCCGCAGAAGGCGTGCCTAGCGCAGGCGTCACCAGCGTCGGGCTTGTCGAAAGAACAACCGCGCCTGAACCCGTCGAAGACGTAACGCCTGTACCACCAGAAGCCACCGGCAGCGGAGCGCCGAGGGTCAGCGCGGCAACGTGCGTGATCCCCTCAACAACGTCCGTACCCCCGTCGTTCATCTTCAACACCATCGAGGCGTTGGCCGGGACCACCACACCCGTCTGCCCAACGACCTTGACCGTCACAGCACCGTTGGAGTCGTTCCTGACGAAGAAGAGCTTGTTGACCGTGTTCGACCGCGCAGGAACTTGGATCTCGCGTGCACCCCCGGGCGTGCCGAAGGCGTAGATGAACATGCTCCGTCCATCAGACACCGCACCGTCAGACAGCGTCAGGACGAAGGGCCCCGCAGCCGTGACATCCACACGCACCTGACCGGCTACCGCCTGATCGACCAGATCGGTAAGCCCGCTGTTGACCGTGGTGCCCCAGCCCGCGTCGCCCAGCCCCGGCTTCGACAGCCGCAAGCCCGTGGTGTAAGTGTTTGCCATGATGACCTCAAGCGAAGCGCAGCAGCGCTGCGGCGGCTGTGGCCGCTGGGAGTTGTACCGTGAACGTACCCGACGCCGTCTTGTCCGCGCCGAAGTCAATTACCGCGATGGCGCGGTCGGCCTTGCTGGCGTTGTAGATCAGCGCACCCCGGCAGACGAACGAGGCACCAGACCACACCGGGTTGTTGAACGTCAGATACGCCGTGGTGCCGGAGAGCAGGACTTGAGCCCCCGTGATGACCTCACCGCCAGCGGTGTACCCCGCGCCTACAACCTCATCAGCGGTCGTGTAGACCGTCGTGGCTTGGCTCAGGTTCGCGTTGGCCGTGTACAGCGCCATCTTCAGCGTGTCGGTGTCAAGGTCGTGGATGCCCAGCCAGGACTCCTGCTTGAACGACGAACACATGCCCTGGAGGATCGGCATTTACTTCACCTCGTTCCGCACTTGACCGCTGCGGTACATGTCCTGGCGGTTCTTCCCGTCACCAAGGTTCTTCAACAGCACGAACGACTCGTTGAACTGGTTCTGGTACATCGCCATGACATCCTGCTCAGCCTTCATGAATCGAGCAGCTTCGACCAGGACCGCGTTGAACAGCACCGACTCGAAGTTGTCGCCCAGCCAAGTGTTCGTGGCCGTGACGATACTCTCCGGCTGGTAGAAGTAGTTCAGCTCAGCGCTGAAGTTGGCACCGGGCGTGGGGCCCAGGATGATCTTTTGGATCAGCGGGGTGCTGGTACCGTCGAGCGCGTAGTACCGAGGCGTGCCGGTGGTGGCCGGATTGGGATAGCTCTCGCGCATGAAGTTCACATCCTTGTTCAGGAGGAACTCCCGGTCTCCACCGCCCAGGAGCGTCGAGTACACCGCGAGGCTGTACGCCGCCAGGAAGTCTGCCGGTAGGCTCAGTGTCTGCACGCCGCTTGTCAGAGGCAGCGTCGCGTCCTTCCGCAGGATCGGAAGCTGGACAGACTGGTAGATCTTCTGCTCGGCGAGCCGAGTCAGCGTGGCGAAGTCCGTCGCTGAGAACGTATTCTCAGTGGTGTCCTCTACGGCAACCTGAAGCGCGGCGTAGTCCATCGCTTACGCCATCGGCCCTCGGGCCATGAACCCTTTGGTCTGCGCCTTACCGCCACGCACCTTGATCCCGGAGGTCTTGGCAGCAGGCGGGGGTGAAGTCATTGCAGTGCCCGCAACCATGCGTGCAGGAGTGCGCTCGGAGTCGTTCAACGACGGAGTCGGAACAGGTTTGGCCTTCATCTCACTTCCCCTTGCGGCCCACCGGGCCTTGGTTCGCCACACGGGCCATGTTGCGACCCATCTGCTGAGCAGCTTGCGTGGTGACGCCGCCCTTGGCGAGCTTGGCACCGGGGCCGTGGGCTACGCCCGCAGGCTTCTTGGCATGGGCCCGGAGGGCCTTCATGGTGTCTTTCATCTTCAACTCCTTCGGTCACATGACCGTTACTGTACCAACTTCTCCCCGCCCGACCAAGAGGTTCGGCGTGAGCGGGTCCGTGAAGTCTCTTGCACCGCCAATCGGGTTCCAGCCCCACTGCGTGACCAGCATGCCCTCGCCAGGGAAGCCGTCTTGGTTCGGTCCAGTGCCGCTGGTGTTGTCAAGCTGCAGCCCGTTGGTGCCTGACTGATACCACGTATTTGTGTCCGGGCGTGGGTCACGTATGGCTTGGGGATCTGCGATTGGGTACATCCCAAGCTGCAGTTGCGGCTGATCTGGCACCCAGCACTGCGGGCATGCTTTGATTTGTGTCTGTTTGGTCTTGACGACTAGGTTCTTGAGTTTCTTCAGGTCGAAACGAAAGCCACAAACGTCGCAGAAACCGAACGCTTTTCTTCCGTTAGCGAAGCGGTTAGACATGTTAGATCATCCGACCGCGCGTCTTGCCGCGCTGCGCGATACCGTCACCACGGTGTTTTTTCATTTTCACCGCGCCGCCTTTTTTGTATTCTTGTTCAGGTTGACCAAAAATAGTGTTGTACTCTGTTTTAGTAACAACGTCTGTTAAAGCACGTTCCGCATCTTTACGAGGGCCTTCTACCCGCCGCTGCCGGGCTCGTTCACGCATAGCAGGCGCGTTTTTTTCACGGATGTATTTGTCAACATACTCCTTAATTTCTGCTTGCTTGCGTGCTTCTTTTTGCATGTATCTGCCTGCACGCTCGATCATTTCTGGCGAAAACTGCTTTTGTGCATCCAACGCTTCTTTTGGCATTGGCTGCTTGTACAAATTTTCAAGCCTCGTTGGCTGCCGTGGCGTCAATGCAGCCTTAAGCCCCCTAAAAGCAGGGACAACAAACTGTTCAGGATAAACACCCTCAAGCGCATCCCGTCCTGGCCGCGCAAGTTCTGCCAACCGACGCGCTTCACGCTCGCGATCAGACATTTCAAGAATGCTGTCTTTCTTGCGGTACGGGGCAGGCATGACTATCCTCAACCAATGAACATCTGCCGGGGTACGAACCGTACCGCAGCCTTCTCACGGTCTTCGCTCGACGCACGGTCCCAATCAGCGTCGTACTGCTCCTTCAGCACCGGCAGGCGTTCCATCGCGCCGGGGATCTTCAACGCCAGATAGTACGCGAGCCCGCTGACGAGGCACGGGAGGAAGCGGAAGGGGATGTCCTGGGTGTAGGTGCCGCCTGCACCAGCGTCCTGAATACGGCGCAAGTACCAGTAGACGAACTGATAGACGCCGGTCTGGTCAGGCGTGGGCCACACGACGATCTGGGGCGTCGGGGCTTGGCGGTTGATCCACACCTGAATGGGTCGCGCCTGTTGGAGCTTGTTGGGGATCGAGGAGTAGGTGCTGACGCTGATGCGCGTGATGGTCAGATCGACCTGAGTCGAGACGTTGCCTGCCCCCGTGCGGATGACATGCTCAAGGAGATCGACAGTGTCCTGTGGGAGGTTATAGGTATTGGTGCCCTGCGTCAGGTTGATGGTGTCTTGCGCCACCGTCCAGAGGTTCACGCCCCGGTTGGCCCAGTCCGCGAAGAGCAGGTTCAGGGACCGCCGCGCCGTGCGCAGATCGTAGCCCGTGCGAAGCTCAGATCCGCAACGCTCGAAGGCTTCCTCGACCGCTTCGTTGAGGTCGAGGTTGAACGTGGTAGCCCCTGATGTAGTCACGCTGATTTCCTTTTGCCCGAAGGGCTCACCGGCCAGGACTGCCTAGCAGGGCCCGTCTTGCGCTCCACCATCGTCTTGCGCTGCGCGGAGGAGAGCTTCTTGGCAGCGGCAGCGGGGCGGCAAGCAGGGTAAGCACGCGAGGATTTCTCTTCGCCCGAGCGGCCACACGCCTTCCCGGTCTTCACATCGACCCACTTCTCACCGAACCACTTGCCGAGCCCGCCTTTAGCCACGCTTCACCCGATTGTCTGCGCCGCCCCACGAACCGCCACGAGACTTGTACTCCTTCGCTGCCCAGGCGTTGGCGTAGGCGCTGGGGTACACATCGAACTTGGCCTTGGCTTCCGCTTTGACCTTGGACCACAGGGATGGGTTCTGGGGACGCGAACGCGTCTCCCCGCCTTCGGCGTAGAGGTCCACCTTGTCCCCGTCCTTGCGGCGGATGACCTTGGGCTTCTTCAACTCCGGGCGGATGGCGCCCATGCCGCGTGAGGCTCGCATCAGTACACCTTGCACTTCCTCAGGCCGCGCTGTTCACAGCCCGAGCCCTTGACACTGCCGCCCTTGGCGTAGGTCTTGACCTTGCCGCCGCGACGGAACTCGACATCCTCCTCGTCCCGGGTGCGAGAACGCGGAGTCTCCTTGGCCTTGTCGGTGCGAAGAACAGGCTTTTCAGCTTTGGCCTTTGCAGCGGCTTGAGAACGGCCAGCGCGTGCCTCCTGGACTTCCCGGCGACCCACAGAACCACGCATGGCAGAGGTTGCAGCCTCCATCTCTTGTTCCGGCCTGAACCTGCGTCCGGTGTCAGAGGTGGTGGTTGCAGCAGACCTCATGGGGGTGCCGCGCCCGACAGAGCCAGAACTTATATCCTGCGCCAGATCTTTCGCCAGCCCCTCTTTCAGGGTGGACATGGCTCTCCGCTCAGCCCCCGCTCGTTGGGCGGCTTCCATCGCGGGGTTGTCCAGACGACGAAGTGCTTCAGTCGCATCCCGAGCCTTCTTGGCCCTGTAGAGGCCGTACCCAAGCCCACCAGCAGCCGCCGTGGCGCCTGTAGCTGCCAGGACTTTCTTGGCGGTATCACTGAGACCAGAGCCTACGCGTTCCATCTTAGATGGAGCAGAGGGTTCGGGACGGTTGGCGGGGGCGCCAGGGATCTCAGCACGACGCGGCGCTACATTGGCCCCCTGCGGGCCCCGCGCCATCGGAGACTTCTCCGAAGCCGGAGTCTTGCCCGTCCGATCTGCGTTCAGCAGATCACGCAGCGTCTTGTCCTGGCCGTATTGACGCTTGAAGTCCTCAAGCTCTTCACGGAAGACGTTCGCCTGACCTCTGGCGTTGACACCTCGGTTCTTGACCGGGCCTGTGTAGGTCGTCCTCATCTCACACCATCCTGCATTGTTTGACACCACGTTGGGCGATGCCCGAACCACGCACAGAACCGCCCTTGGCGAACTTCTTCGCCGGAGGCTTGGGCGCGGGCTTCGGGTAATCCTTCTTGGTCTGCTCAGCAGCTTTGCGCTCAGCGGCCTTGCGCTGTGCCGGGGGCAGCGCGGAGGCTTGGTCGATATCGACCGGGGGCGGACCCATTTCCTTCGTGTACATGGTGTGTCCTTTCAGCAGGCTTTGCCGCC